TGTTGTTCATAGTTGTTGAAGTTATTTTTGACTTTTTCTATTAATTTTGATTGATAATTACCATTAAATTTGGTAATTGGGTTGCTTTCAATAAGATTTACGATGTCTATACTCATTATAATATACATTAACGTTATGTCTTTAAGTATGTTTTTTGCTTTAATAATTAAAAACCTATTGGTTTAATTATTAAATTACAGTAAAAAATAATGAGACGATAAATCGTAACACTATATTTAATTGGAATATGCTAATCCACCCATACCACTCATAATTCTAAGAACATTGTAGTTGGTTGCGTAGACACGGACTTTAGCAGTTTTGGTACCTTCAACGGTAGCGTTGGAAAGAACTAATTGTAAAGTAGCGTTATCAATTCTGGAGAAATTACACGTGCCTGAAGGCTGATGCTCTTCTGGCCTTAAGGCAAAAGAATAAACATTGATACCTTCATCAGGGCAACGAGAGTGTGCTTGGTGTGGTTGAACCCAAGAGAAATAAGAACCTTCACGTTCAGACATACGGTCTTGACCATTAAGTTGTAATTTTGCAGTTACAACTGGGTTAAGTCCCCAACAATGCATATCTACTGATGCTTCGGACATAACAAATGTTCCAGCATCAGATACAGTTGAAGTTGTGTATCCGTTAGCTGCATCAGTATTATCAGATGGACCTAAGTTAGGGTCAGCAGCACCACTCCAGTATCCAGTGAAGTTTTGGGAACCAGCTCCAGCATCATTGAAAAGACCAGAAGCATTGATGTATGCGTTTTCACCAGCAATTCCTGAAGGACCACCGAAAGCGTGGATAGCATTAGGTAAAGCATCAACAGCATCGGTATAGTTGAATGGTTGAGCACCAAGAACTTTGTATAATAGAGAATCGCAAACAAGAGATGAGCAATAATCAACATTTTGGTCAGGTTGAACAACCCAGATTAATTCTTTAACAGGATGGTTAAAGTTTAATTTGATTTTGTTAGATGAAGAACCAACAGATTCATCACCAGTAAATTGTAGTTGTGTGATTAAATATTCGTGAGGATTTTGAGCAAATCTTCTACGTTCATCAGTATCAAGGAAGATATAATCAACGTATAATGAAGCAGCAACTAAAGATTGGTTGTATGCGATTGCAACAGGTTTTGCAGCGGAAGCAACACCATCTACGGTATTACATTGTAAAGAAGTAACAGCCCATAAACATTCATCAATAGGACGAAGATCAAGATTAATTTTAACTTCATGGTATTGAAGAGCAATTAAAGGTAAAGCAAGTCCTGGGTTGGTACAAAACCAAAATTGAAGAGGAATGTATAGCGTAGTTTCAGGAAGAGCATTACGAGGAGCACATACTTGACGAGGTGCGGAAGAATCACAAGGTCCATCAACATCAGCAAATGAAGGATCAGTGATGAAGGTAAGACCAGTAGTATTACCAATCATCTTGAAGTAAGCGCGTTGTTGGTCAGCACTCATTGTAAGTTGGTTCCAGATGTGCATCCAATCACCATATTGACGATCAATTCTTTGACCACCAATTTCAACTTCAACTTGAGCAATAATTTGTTCTCCAGGAAAATCTAACCAACGAGCATAAACAGCATTGTCTGCACCCATTTGTTGGTTAATTTCAGGTAATGTTACTTGTAAGTAAGTTCTGTAAGCAAGATCACCATTTCTACTGATGGTACATTGGACTCTGCGTCCAAAATCTGCTTGTCCATTGAATGTTTGTTCAATAGATTCAATAGCAAAGTTAGTATATCTGCGGTAAGTTACCTTCCAAAAAGTGATTTGAGGATTGCCAGTTAAGTAAACGTCTTGTGCGCCATAAGCTACGAGTTGCATTAATCCACCTCCCATTTTTATATATTTCCTAAAGATAAAAAAATTCAGGAAAAACAATTAATTATAAAACTTATAGATTCTACCTACATATTATGAGAAATTATTATTTAATTGTGTATTATCCTTCATGAATGTTGATAAATATGAATCATTATATACTTTTTTTTTACCTTCATGATTTTTAGTAAAAATATACTCATTTTTTCGTTTTTTTATTGACCAACCATCTTCTATAGCATTGCATAAAAATACCATTTTTAAAAATTTAGGTGATTTTAACGAATTATGACTAGTAGAATCGTCTGCTTCAATAATTATTTCTTCCATTAATATAATTATTAACGAAACTATTTTTGGATTTTTAACTATAATATTCATTTTTATTCATTTTTTCTAAAGTTTACAATAATTTACAAAAATTATATAACAATTACTTAAATTAAATGCCTAGTTTTAAATCAAAGACGCCTAAAAAATTCAAATTTTGTAAAAAATACAATTCAACACTTGATGGAAAACATAAAGAAATGACTAATAATTTTGCTAATAATAGTAATGTTTTAATACCTAAATTAAAAGAAGAACGACAACAATTAAAACATAATATTAAAACCAATGATGTATATACAATTGAAGAAATTATGGATTTTAAAGACAAAATTGTTGAAATTACTGACACCATTCGCAGTCTTAATAATAAAGAGAAAAAGTATTATTTGGATAATTCAAAATATATATTTGAATATTTTGAAAATAAAAAAAATATTGATAATATTGATAATATTCAAGATAAAGAACAAAATAATATTTCGAAAAATCAACGATTAAATAATTTTTTTAAAATACACGATGATGATGATAATAATAATAATAATAATAATGATGATATTGCTGAATCTAATAATAATAATATTGTTCAAAAATATCTCAGTAATATTGATGACAGTTATTTAGATATGAATTTATATGTCAGAACTACTGATATTTGCCAACATTGTTTTAAAGGAGAATTGATCCCAATTGATGAAGATGGGATACTTATATGCACTTTATGTGCTGTCAATGCACCATATTTAATTGAAAATGAAAAACCATCTTATAAAGAACCACCTAAGGAAGTTTGTTTTTACGCTTATAAAAAAATTAATCATTTTAAAGAAATACTCGCACAATTTCAAGGCAAAGAAACTACACAAATTCCTGAGGATGTTATTACGCAATTTAAATTACAGATTGAAAAAGAACGAATTTGTCTAAACGATTTAAATCATTATAAAACTAAAGAAATTCTTAAAAAATTAGGATTTAATAAATATTATGAACATATCGCATTTATTAAAAATAAACTTGGGATTAAACCACCCGTTTTTAGCAATGGACTTGAAGAAACATTATGTAATTTATTTATGGAAATACAAGCACCTTATGCTAAAACATCTCCTGACCACCGAGTCAACTTTTTAAATTATTATTATGTTCTTTATAAATTTTGCGAATTGTTAGGTGAAGACCAATATTTAGCAGATATACCAAAACTAAAAGATAGAGAAAAACTTATTGAACAAGATGAAACATGGAAAAAAATGTGCATACAATTGGATTGGGAATTTTTGCCTACAATATAATTATATAATTATTATATATAATTAATGTCAAAAATTATTAATACTATGGGTAGTGTTAGTAAAAAAATTGCAGCAGTTACAAATAGCATACTTGAAAACAGAGTTCACAAAAACAAACAAGAAGAACTTTCAAAATTATTAGATGATAATGCTGATAATGGTATACAATTAACTACTATTAATAAAAATAATGGTGGAAACAAAAAAAAACAAAGAAAAACCAGGAAAACGAAAAAAAACAGGAAAACAAAAAAAACATACTTAATGGGTGGTTACCAAAATCTATATACAAAACTAACAATAAACCCTATGGTAACAAGAGAAGAAGCCAGAGAAGAAGCAAGAAGAATATCAAGAGAAGAAGCAGCAAGAGAAGCAAGAAGAATATCAAGAGAAGAAGCAGCAAGAGAAGCAATAGAAAGAAGAATAGCAAGAAGAACACAACTTTTATTAAAAAAAGATAATGTAACCCACCCAGTTACACCTGCTGTTATGGAAGAATACAAATTGAAAGCAAAAGATGAAATATCAATTGAATTAATCCATGAAGCAGAACTTGAATTGGATTCGGATTAAATAAACAAAGTATTAACAATATTAAAATTATATATTGTTAATAAAATTTAATAATAAATGTATAGGATTTTAAACTATTTATAATCCTCCTGGGAAACCTACTAAGTTGGCACCAATACCAAATCCAGCACCACTTCTAGCACTTACACCCATTGTAGGGATGTATGTATCTAAAATAGCGAATGTAGCTGCAGCAGTTAATGCGATTAATGCAATTTCTTCAAGATTTAATGAACGTTTAGGGATAGCAAATGCGGCAATTGATACCATTAAACCTTCAATAAGATACTTAATAATACGTTTAATAAGTTCGGCAACGTTAAACATAGGCATTATATAAATAATATAGAAAAAAATTAAATTAAATTCAATTAAATTCAATTAAATTAAATTAAATTCAATTAAATTAAATTAAATTGAATTAACTTAAATTATATTAAAACCAACTTAAAACCAATTATTGTTAATAATATATTATGAGTTATTCTAAACCTTCTAAAGTAAATTCCACTGAGTCCCACAACTTTGAAAGAAAAGAAATGAAAAATGGAACGCCAAACCCAAAATATGTTGATTTACTTGATGTAGATAAGACAATCGCTGGTCAAATTTTTGGTTGTTTTTCATTTATTACACCAGAAAAAATTCTTAAACAAAAAGAAATTTTTTTCTTCGAAGAGTTCCTAAAGAAGTGGGAAGCAACTAAATCAATGGAAAAATTCGCACAATTTATTAATTTTATTTCATTTAAATATAAGGTTAATTCTGAGTCTATGATGCAAGATTATGAAGAATTTGTCAAAACTGAACGCGAAACAATAATGAATTCATCAATTGAAGATGAGTATAAAACATTTGTAGACCGAGAAGAAACCGCCTTAGAAACACGTTTTAATTCCAAATATAAATTCCAAACTTCTGTTCGTGGTTTCAAATCTCGTGGAAATTTTGCTTCACAAGAAGAAGCCGAATTAAGGGCTAAATTATTACGTGAATCAGATCCAAATTTCGATATTTTTGTAGGTCCTGTTGGGCAATGGTTATGTTGGGATCCTGAAGCTTATAAAACTGGAAAGGTTGAATATATGGAAGAAGAATTAAATCAATTAGCAAATGAAAAACACAATAATGAAACTAATGCTAGATCCGCTTTTGAACAACGTATTAAAGAAACTAAAGAAAAGGCAATTGCTGATAATGCAGAGAATGCTGCAAAACATGGTAATGTTATTACACAAACTATAGATAAAGATGGCACACTCATTGGTGTTGGAACAACTCAAGAAAAGGCATTACAAGATACCGAATCTATATCAGTCGCAGACATTCGTAGTGAGTTATTCGAGGGTGATGATATAATAATGGGTAAGACTGATAATGGTAAATCTAGATTAATAAGTGGTCCATTTGGCGAACCAAAATAATCAATCAATGCATATTCATAAATTATATTACATAAAATATTCATATATTACATAAAATATTCATATATTACATAAAATATTCATAAATTATATTAGATAATTTGTAAATATTTATACACATTACCATTTTGATTTCTTCACGGCAATTTTAGGTCCTTGTCCTCTTTTTTTGACATTATTAGGATCATATTGTTCCTCATCATCGTCATCATTTAAGTGTTTTGATAATTCCCAGAACTCCTTAGAACCTAATTTGAAATCATTATGTGCATCTGCTTTATACCAAAATACTTGGTCTTGCATCTTATTAGATTTAGAGTTATTATTTATTACTAAACATTCATAGTTCTCTGTGCATTGATCCATCACCTGACAAAGTGATTCTAATGTTGGAAACATACCAGCGTAATTCTCATAAATACGTTTTCTATTCGCAATATACGGTTCTCTTAGAATAAACACATAATCTATATTGGTTCTTAATGTTGGCGGTATTCCTAAAGGGTATTGCATCGTTATGATTAACATTACCTTCCAGTGACGTCCGTTCATAAATAGTAAACGCATCATTTTATCACGCGCCCATCCTGCATCATATAAACAATCATCTAAAATTACAAATGTCCTTGGATCTATATTCGAACGTCTAAATTGTTCCATTTCTTGTTTAATCTGCTTTAATACTTGTCTTTGTCGTTTCAATATATTTTCAATAATCGCAGTATTGTATTCATTATGAATAAATAATTTTGGAACTAATTTACCATAGAAACCATTACCTTCTTCGGTTCCTGATATTACTGTTCCTATTGGAATATCTTGTTGATGAAATAATAAATCTTTAACCAAAAATGATTTTCCTGTATCACGACGACCAATTAAAACTACAACAGGTCCTTTTGATTCATTAGGTTTGAAACTTATACTTTTCATATCAAACTTTTTCAATTCTAAATTCATTAATATATATATCTATTGTGCAAATAAAAAAATATTTTTAAATGTATTTATTTATTTTATATCACCATATATTATAAAATGAATTTATTTAGATTATTTAGGAGTAAAACAACTAAGAATAGAAAAAATAAACCAACTAAGAGTAGAAGAACTAAAGCAACTAAGAGTAGAAAAAGTAGAAGAACTAAGAGTGTAAAACGTGGTGGTGGCTGCGCTCCAGATTCGACAGCAGTCAAACCAAATGTTAAGCATTCGAGTAATAAATGGGAAATGTCACAGAAATGTTGTAATGGAAGATGGGTTGCTTATAATGGTTTGAATAAAGGTTGCCCTTAATCCAGTCCGTTAATCATAATTATGTCGCTTTTTTTACATGTATCTTCATTTATAACTGTATCAGTGCATTTTATTTGTGAAATTGGGATACCATTAGTTTGATTCCAACAAGTATATATTCCAGTTAAATATTGATTATAACATTGTAATGAAACATAATCATTTCCACCAAAACTATTCCTTAAGTCATTTGCACTCATATTACTCCCAATAGAATAATATAATATATCTGGGGTTGGAATTCTAAATGTTAATTGTATCGCATTATTGAAATAATCATATTGTGATAATCCAGAACACGTTCCGTGTTTAGTCCATTCATGTTCCCAAAAAGAATTATAATCTGGACTGGACAATTCATATTGAACATCTGGCCAGTATTTGACCATATTTGATGTTCCTATTTGTTCAGGAATAGATGTATTAAATGCTTCATCCGTACAGAAAGAAGGATATCCAGTAGTGTTATATTGCGACCATAGACCATGAATTGTTAAATTTGTTGACCAATAAGGATCAAATGTTATACAACCTGGATATTGATATTGGTGTTGATAACAAAACCCTGGAGTCCAAGAATATGCATAAACATACTCCAATGATTGATACATTAATTGTAAAAGTTCCATTTTATATATATTATATTAAAAACTAAATATTTGTACACATTTTCTGATTTTAATATAATATATAAACTAAACTACTTAAAGAGTTATACCATATATAATATGGAGAACATCCATATTGGTTTCATACAGCAAAACAAAAACAACACACAAATACTGAAACTAGAATTCAAGATATTGCATTTAAAACTAAACATATATCTTTACAGCAACCCAAACACAACGCAGTTTTATTTATGACTATTAACATAAATATATAATAAACTTATCGGTTTCATACAGCAAAACAACCAACTAAATTGTTTATGAAATTTTGTATTAATTACACTTTTCACACTGAAACTAGAATTCAAGATATAGCATTTTTTTAAAAAACTAAACATATATCTTTACAGCAACCCAAACTTTACTAAAACAGGATACGATTGTTTTCCTTTATGACTATTTGTGCATATAAAAAAATCGACATAATTGTATATATATGCGTAAAAATACGCTTCAATCAAAGATTGATTGATTTCATCATTAAGGATTTTATTTGAATTAGATTAAAAATCCATATTTTTATTTTTATACAGGACGTATTGAAATAAAATACTTATTATATGTTTATTAAGAACTTACATCATCACAATATAAAATAATATACATATTCTTTTTTACATATACTCTTTTTTACATATACTCTTTTTTACATATATTTGTTAGATAGATATTATTTATCTAAAACACATTTATAAACATTTAGAACAATTATAAGTTAAATGTATACTTTATTTATATTTATATTAAAATATGACTATTGCAATTAACTATAAAAAACGTAAAAACACTAATTTATTCAACAAAATGCAAACTAATCAACGTTTATTAATAGATCACATTCAAAACTACATACCTATTTACAATAGTTTTTTTTCATTAAATGATACTAATTTTAACTCTATTAATCTTAACAATGAGTTGTTCCTATTAGATATTAATAATAAGACTAAAAATACTAATTCCGATAACGTTATTGAACAAATATTTAGTGCTACAATTCAAAATAACTCCGACACTGAAATGAGTCATAAGCAAAATATTTTCATTAAAATTGCTCCATTATTAGACCCATGTAAATATCTTACCGGCAAATATGATCACACAGATGAAACACTATTTAATCTTCCTAATAGGGATAAATCTATTAATATTCATCCCAAAATATTAAATCCTAATAACTCATCATATGTTGATGGGTTTTTTTCATATTTATCTAGTAAAACATTACACGAATATAATTTTATTCACGGCATTGATTACTTTGGATCTTTTCTAGGTATTAAAAATAACTATAAAATTAATGTTATTGATGATATTGATTATTTAGCCCAATCTGATTTTTTTAATAAAAATGCCGATGTTATGTTTAAAATCGACAATTATGAGCAATTTGTAGATAATTACGATATTAAACAAACTCTTAAACCATTAATTATCGATCACGAATCTAATCATAATATAGTTTTTGATGATATTTATACAACCGATGGGACTATCAGTCTTAATGATATGAAAACTATGAATATTGATTTAATTGACATTACAAATACTGAATTTAATATTGATAATATTGAACTTACACAAAATGATTCTAAGTCGCTTAAAACTAAATCCACAACATCTTGTTCATCTGGAACATGTTCGTCTAGAACATCACATACAAATGAAAATGATGATTGTTCATCTACGAATGACAGTAGTAATGATAGTAGTAATGATAGTAATAGCACATGGATTAGTGATGATTCTAGTTCTATTGAAGAAACTACACTTTACGCAACAATACCTAAATTTCCCGTTCAACTAATTTGTACTGAACAATGCGAAAATACTTTAGATTATTTAATTATTAATGAATTATTGTCAAACGATGAATTCTTTTCATCTTTAATGCAAATTATTATGATATTAATTACATATCAACATATGTTTTCATTTACACATAATGACCTTCATACTAATAATATTATGTATATAAATACTACCAAAAAATATATATATTATTTATACAATAAAACATATTATAAAGTTCCAACATATGGGAGAATATTTAAAATTATTGATTTTGGTAGAGCTATTTACAAATTTAAGGGGCAAATATGTTGTAGTGATAGTTTCCAAATAGGGGGGGATGCCGCAACTCAATATAATACTGAACCTTTTTTTAATGAAAATAAACCACGATTAGAACCTAATTTTAGTTTTGATTTATGTCGTCTTGCTTGTTCTATTTTTGATTATGTTATTGATGAACTTGATGACATTAAAACTGAAGAAGGATTATCTAATCCTATTATTCAATTAATTAACGCATGGTGTATTGATGATAATGGTATCAATGTGTTATATAAGACTAATGGTAATGAGCGTTATCCGGATTTTAAACTATATAAAATGATCGCTAGATGTGTTCATAATCATACTCCACAATCTCAACTGGATAGACCTGAATTTAGTAAATTTGTTATACCAAATTCTCCAAAAGGCGAACAAATATTCAATATTGATATATTACCTTCTTATATTTAGAATTTATATTATATATATATATATATAGCAATGCCATCACGACGAAAGTATTTGAAACAAAAAAAACAAAAACAAAAGAAAAGGACAAAATATACCCAAAAAAAAAAAACTTATTACAAACGAGGTGGAGTTGGAGATGATGTAAATGACGATAATATACTGTTTGATGCTGTTAATTCAAATAATACTAATATGGTGAACGATGCTTTAAATAAAGTCACTGATGTGAATGCTGTTAACTATAATGGCACTACGGCGCTCATATTGGCAGTTAATAAGAAATACACTGAAATCGTGTCAATGATACTTGATAAGGGCGCTGATATGGATGTGATTAACACTCATGGCAATACGGCACTCATGCTGGCAACTCATCATGGATTCACCGAAATCGTGAAAATGCTACTTGATAAGGGCGCTGATGTTAATGTGATTAACAATGACAAGATATCGGCACTCTGGTTGGCATGTATGCGGGGATTCGTAGAAATCGTATCAATGCTACTTGATAAGGGCGCTGAGATGAATTTGGGTAACAAGGTTGGCAATACGGAACTCATGTCAGCAGTTTGGCAAGGACACAAAGAAATCGTGTCAATGCTACTTGATAAGGGCGCTGATGTGAATTTGAGTAACTCTTCTGGCAATACACCGCTCATATTGGCAGTTGATAGGGGACTCAAAGAAATCGTGTTAATGCTACTTGATAATGATGCTGATGTGAATTTGATTAACGTATATGGTGATACGGCGCTCATAATGGCAGTTAAGAAAGGACACACCGAAATAGTGTCTATACTTAAAGCAAAAAACAAACCTAAGTCAAACCCGAATCCAAACCCAACATTTATATTAGATACCATTAATAAAGAAATAACATATAATGATGCAATTGAAGGAGAAATTACAATAAACATAAAAACATATTTACAACAAGATAAAGATAATATAATAATTATTTATAAATCAAATAAAAAGGACATAGATTTGGAATACTTTGGAACAACGCGAACTATTATTACAGATGCTTACAATTATCCAAGCAATATATTTTATGGTTGCAACAAAGTAGCAAAAATTACTCGTGTTCCAAAAAATAACGAATATAATGAAAAAAATACATATTTTAAACTCAATAGAATAGGATTAACAAATACTTTTTCTGAATATTGTGATATTCAAACATTATTTGCAAATAAAAAACATCAATTGTTTGCTATTAAATCATTAAACATAAAATATCCTAGTTTTGTATCCCATAATGTACTATACAATTCTAATATAGGAAATGCATTAACTAGTGGTTCTCATTGTCAAGGGGGGGATAGTGCATATGTATCAGAGTTAATCATATCCGTGCGAAACATCAAATAGTAATATGTTACATTTTTGATAAAACATACACCCATCATCTTATTATATTACCTTCTTATATTTAGGAGTATACTATTAATATAAAATATTATTATATTTCCAGTTTTTCAAAGGTGGTATGGATATTGGTTTAGTTATCTATTATAAAATAATAATGGTTTCATTATAATAAATTATAATACAGTATATTAATTATAATACAGTATATTAATTATAATGAAAATAGAAATATTTACACACGAAAATAAAGAATATTTGATTCAAATTGGAAAAAGTAAGGAAGAAAATGACGAACTTTGTGACACATCTTTAGACTCAGATGTTTGGTTTCACGTAGAAAATGAACCATCTTGTCACGTTTTCTTAAAAAATATAGACCAGTTAAAATTACGCGATATACCACGACAAGTAATAAAACGTTGCGCTTATTTATGTAAAATCAATTCCAAATCAAAAACCCAATCAAAATGTAAAATAATGTATACTAGGATGGAAAATGTGACAAAAACAAATAAAGTCGGAGAAGTGGTTGTAGAATCATATAAACTAGTATTGGTTTAGTAATTATTTCTGCGAAAAATATAATATTTTTATATTATATAATATGTCTATTACATTTTCAGGCACAGGCACGTTAACTCAAGCAATCGTTAATGCTGGTCTGGGTTCAGCAACTCAAGTGGTAATCGAAGGTTACACAATTATTGGTCAAAATGCTTTCTATGGAAAAACTGGTGTAACAAGTGTAACAATTCCCAATTCAGTTACAAGTATTGGTGATTATGCGGTCCGTGATTGTACCGGTTTGACATCTGTAACAATTCCAGATTCAGTTATTACAATTGGTTCACATGCGTTCTATAATTGTAACGGTTTGACATCAGTAACAATTCCAGATTCAGTGACAAGTATTGGTAATAATGCGTACGCTGCTTGTACCGGTTTGACATCAGTAACACTTAATTCATTTATATCAAATGTAGGACTCGGATTTTTTGGAGTAAATAATGCTAATATGAGTTGGACATTTGATTACATTGGTGCAATTCCAGATGGTGTTTGTAATGGAAAAAGTGGTGTAACAAGTGTAACAATAGGAAATCAAATTACAAGTATTGGTTCACATGCGTTCCATAATTGTAGTTCTTTGACATCAGTAACAATTCCAGATTCAGTGACAAGTATTGGTTCAAATGCGTTCGGTTTGTCAGGTCTAACAGAAGTTGTAATATCTGGTATAAATGGGTTAAATTTGACATCACCAGCAACAAATGTAACATTTTACGGAACAACAGTATCGTTTATATTGCCAGTCCTAATATCAGAAATCTGTTTTCCAGGAAATACACCAATAAAAACAGATCAAGGAAAAATATTGATAAAGGATTTAAAAGAAAATGAGCATACAATAGATGGAAAAAGAATCGTATGCGTAACAAGAACGGTAACAAACGAAAAATATTTAACATGTCTAGAAAAAGATTCATTGGGTGAAAATATACCATCAAAAAGAACCATAATGAGTGGTAGACACAAGTTGTTGTATAAAGGAAAAATAATAGAATCAAAAAGTTTAGTAGGAAAATTAGAAAATGTTAAAAAAATAAAATACGGAGGAGAAGTGTTATACAATGTTTTAATGGAATCCCATTATCAAATAATGGTAAATAATTTAATATGCGAAACATTAGATCCATCATGTGACATAGCAATAATACATATGTTATTATTAAAACTAACAAATTCAAATAAAATAAAATTAATTAAAAAATGTAATGAAGGAAAAATGAAAAGGATAGATATGATGAATAGAATCCGAAGATTGGTTTAAAAGTGAATTAAGGAGGTGGAACTCAGGTTCCCCATAAATGAAAGGATTTGCCTCCAGATTTTCAAAAGTGGATTAAACTTGTTATATAAATAAAAAAATGAATATTATTATTTATATAGAATAAACTAAAACATAGAATAAACTAATATATAAAATAAAATAAAATAAAATGCGTATGAAACTACATAATTGGATTGATAATAATAATAAATTAATATTTGATCAATTATCTTTAAATGAAAATGCGATTACCCATATAAACAAAATTCAATTGTTTGCTATTAAATCATTAAACATAAAATATCCTAGTTTTGTATCCCATAATGTACTATACAATTCTAATATAGGAAATGCATTAACTAGTGGTTCTCATTGTCAAGGGGGGGATAGTGCATATGTATCAGAGTTAAT